TCTGCTGCAAGTTATGGTATGGCTGTAAATGGTACATCTAACAGCCAATTTGAACGTACATTTAGTCAAACAGGTCCAGATGCTCGTTTTTCTTCGAATCAAAGTGTAGGTGTTCAAGGTCAGAATTTAGGTTATCCTCAGTCTGCAACAGTAAATAATTCACTCATACAACAAGCAGGTGGAAAAAGCAGACGAAGAAAAAGAGGTGGTTTTTGGGGTAATATCGTAAATCAAGCTTTAGTACCTTTTAGTATTCTTGGAATGCAACAAACATTCAGACGCAAGAAACACGGTGGAACCAAAAAAAGACATCATTAAATATTTTATATTTTTTTTGTTAATAACTAATATTCATTTATATATTCTTAATGTATAAATAAATGAATTTTGAAGGAAACGTCCAACAATGGGTATCTATTGATAATCAAATCAAATTATTAAATGATAAGTTAAAAGAATTACGAGAGAAAAAAAATACGATTAGTGAAAATATTACAGATTATGTAAAAACAAATAAACTCTCAAAATCTACTATACAAATAAGTGATGGTAAATTAAAATTTGTAGACACAAGAATAGCAGAACCACTGACATTTAAATATTTAGAAAAAACATTAAGCGAAATAATAAAAAATGAAACACAAGTGAAAACTATAATGGAAAATATAAAACAAAAACGTGAAGTTAAAGTAGTTTCAGAAATTAAGCGCTTTTATAAAGATTAATTTATATATATATATTGTATATGAGTACAATTACTGCTGAAGATTTAATTTTTTATTCTGATAAAGATGGTGGTATTTATAGCGGAGGGTTCAATGTAAATTCAATTCTTATGAAACAAGGTGGATCTCCAATTATAACATTAAATCAACCTCAAGAAGGTGGATCAAAACAAGTTTCGGATTTATTTGATAATCTTGTTGTACCAAATTGGACGTTGGCTTTTCCTTTTAAACATGGGGGTGGATATTCTTCAAATAAAAAAATGGAAGAAGAAGAGGATGATGAAAATGCTGATAAAAATTTTGTAGATGATGATATTCATGATAAATTATTAAATATGATAACTGTTCATGATGATGAAACAAAAAAATCGGAAAAAAAACAAACAAGAAAATATAAAATTAAAAAACTTTTTAAAAATCAAACAAAGAGAAATTTGAAAAATAATAAAAATAAATTAAAATAAATTAAAAATATAGTATATTAATGTTTTACAGGAATTGTGACCATTATTATAATGATGAATTATATTTGAATACAATATTTTTTCATGATAATATAAAAGAATGTTTTATTTGCTTAGAAAATGAAACAAACAAAAATGATATAATTAAATTATGTGAAATTAAACAAATAAAATTTACAAAAAAATGTGCTTGTGATGGTTTTATACATGTAGAATGTTTAAAAAAATGGTGTAATTTGTATAAAAAATGCCCAATATGTAGAAAAAATATTGAAAAATGGAACTTGTTTACAAACAAAAATAATATTTATATTAATTTTTACAGATTCTATTTTTTATTATTTTATAAAATGATATATTTTTTTACTGTAATTAGTTTTTTTTATTCTATTTATATTTTTTATGATTCTATGTTAGTAAGTAAAAAATATAATTATAGACAAATTAATTCTTATCATAATGATTATTAAAAAGATCCCCATGAATTATAATTGAAAGGAGAAACCAAAATATTATCCACCTGTTGTTTCCAGAAATCTACACGTTTTTGAAAAGCAACATCTTGTGCTGATTGTGGATAAGGAGTAGAATTTTTCATAAGATCTTCTTCTTGTTCAGTTATTTTTGGTTTATGACCATAACAATTTACACCAAATTGTACGTTTGGATTTGCAATATAACCGCCATTTATTCCTGGTCTTCCACAATCATGTTCGTGACCTTGAATTTTTTGCAAGTTATTGAATGTTTTTTGTTGTGTTGGAAACAAAGCCATTTGACCAGCGGACCAACCATAATTGCACCATTCTGCTCCATCTTTGTATGCAGTTTCTATTTGATCATATGTTGCTAATTGAGCACCGTATGCATTGCATAAGGCATTTGCGTTTTCATAACTATAATAATTACCCGGAATATTGAATACTTGTTTTTTGAATTTTATTTCAGGTATAGGAGCAGAATTTTGGTTATTTTGATCAATAACAATGTCTATATTCGGTTTTTTTGTAAATAAACCACTAATATAAGCAGTAACATTTATACTAAAAAAATATTGAAACGCATTAACTAATATAAGAACAACTAAAATACCTGCGATTATGATTCCCAATATTTGTTGTCCTCTGGATGAATCGGTTGAAGTAGTTGCAAAATTAGAATCATTTTTTCCTAAAGAAGCAAACATGATTACATAAATAATAACAACTATCAATATTATCACAAATACAATTGGATTTAATAAAATATTATTTACACTATTATACATATTTGAAGGATTCATAGTAGTTGAAGTAGTAGTAGAAACTTCCATATTATATTATTATATAATATAGTTAAAAAAAGATTATTCAGTTTGTTTTTTTCGATAAAAAAGAACATATGCTTTTGGTGAAATAATCGTTTGAATAATTGGAACTTCCACAACAGAAGTATCATTAAAATGATACCATTTCCCATTTGCATTTTTTACATAAGACGTATAATGACCTCCTAATAAACCACCACTATGATTACAAACACCGTATAATTCATAAATATAACTATTTTTTTTATATCCAATTACATATTCGGATAAATCCAAATCATCTAAAGGAAAGGTAACTAAATTTTGTAATTTATTTTGTTTCACATTAAAACGCTTTAAATCAATTACCAAAATCATAGGAAAACTCCAGAACGATATTTTTCTTTTCACATTTTCTTTTTGTTTAGTGTTTTCATTATACCATGCATTTTCTCCTTCTAAAATCTCTCCTTCTACATATAAATTGAAACAATCAATTAAAGTCGGTTCTTTTATATTACACGGTATAGGTAAATCAATCATAAAATATGGTTCAGGATGAATATTTAATCGAGTGTTATTTTCCAAAGAAATGATTTCAGAAGTGTGAATTCCATAAAATAAATTCCAGATTTCGGAATATTCTTTTGAATACATTGTTTTTATCATTTCATAACATTGTACTGCTATTTTATCTTTTTCATTTTCAGTTGTTCCAGAAATAGTCATTTTAATTTCTCTTGCGAGTGAATTATGAAAACAATCTATTAGAAATATTAAGAATTCAGGTAAATCATTTTGTGCGAATCCAGTAAAAATATCCATTCCTTTAATTTGAGCTACTTTTTGTATGATTTTAATAAAACGATTAGGGGAAATAATCGCATTTTCTTTCCATAGCATTTTTCTTAAATTATCCCATTCCATTAATAAAGCAGAATCATATTTATTTTTAATTTTTTTTTTATAAGTTTCGTTTTCTAGAAAATCATTTAATTCATAAGTATGTGATAATATTTGAATACAAGAATTAATATAACATGTATTACCCAAATTTGCGAGTCCAGATAAACCATAATCGCAATATTTTTTAAATTTCATATAATTTTATTATTTATAATTATACATAATTATATATTTAAACAGATTTATAATATATTATTATTATTATTATATATTATTATTATATATTATGAGTTCCAATACAAGTAATCGAATAAATTTAAGTTCCAATGAACTTTATACAATAAATCTATTAAATAATATGTATATAAATAATAATCGTTTAATTGATAATTTGGTGAATTCAAATAATGAAATCCGTGTTTTGATTCAGAATATTTTACAGCAAAATCTTCAACAAAATCGAAATAACAGTGCAAATATATATAATATAAATAGAACAAATCGTGCAACAAGACAGAGTGAAACATCAGATTATAATTATGTTTTTAATGAACCACTTTATACAGAGAATACATCTTTTGTTATTGATTATATTCAGCCGACACAATTTTCCAGATTATTACAAACCTTTTTAGATCCAATCGATGTTTATCCTACACAAGAACAAATTGATAACGCTACTTCTATAATAAGGTATGGAGATATTGAAACACCATTAAATAATTCATGTCCCATTTCATTAGAACCTTTTCAGGAAAATGAGAATGTTACAATGATAAGACATTGTGGTCATATTTTCAAACAGGAACAACTTTTATCATGGTTTCAAACAAATGTGAGATGTCCTGTTTGCAGATATGATATACGAAATTATATTCCACCATCGTCTTCTTCGATGCAAAATAATAGGAATACTGCGACAAATGTAGGAACACAAGAGGAAACAACACCCGTAACAAATAGAAATAGAAATAGAAGAAATTTATTTCGTCCATCTTTACAGAGGGAAACACCATTAACGAATTTAAATAATCGTATTGACCAATTTGTTTCAACTTTATTAACGAATGGTTTTGCAATCGACGCATCTTTTAATCAATTTATATAAATACTAAAATAAAGATTTTACAATGATATTAACATATGGTATTATATAAAAAAAAATTGAAAAATGATTCGAAAAACAATAAAAAGCAAATAAATAAAGAAATGGAAACAATGAAACCGAAACAATATATGCTTTTCATGTATCATTTGTATATAAATTATATTTATTCACCCTTTAAAATATTTATAAGCGTCGCAGGTATTTATTTTATTTGGATATTATTGCATTATTTTGCATCTCATTTATATGTTAAATTATGTGTTCCAAATACATTATATGGATTTTTAATTTCGCCATTTATGATCGCAACCCCTTATTGTGTTGGGTTGAGATGGTTGATTACAACCGGAGCAAATACCATTAATAATATGTGGATTTTACTAGGAACTTGGATTTGCGCAAATATGAATGTTTTAAAACCATTCACTATGTAAGCGAACATCATAATAAATGTAAAAAATAAATAATATTTTTTATAAAACAATTTAAAGCTTTTTTTTTATTTAAATTTATAAATGGAACAAAAGAGACATTACAATAAATGGACTGTAAATGAAGTGTTAAAACTACAAAGAGAATATGAATTATTATTTTTGTCTGTAAAAGAAATTGCCCAATTGCATGAAAGAAGTGAATTCGCAATTATCTGTAGAATAGAACAAGAAGGTTTTACAAGTAATCAGTCAAATAATGTAAATATGGTAACTACTTTAAATTCTATTTCTAATGATAAATCAACCATGACTACTAGATCAAAGGTTGATAATGCAATTGTTCCAGTTGTAAAACAAATGGTAAAGCAATTTATTGATAAGAAAAAGCGACGCGTATTGAAACCTTTAAGAAACAATAATCAACTACAAAATATTGCTTGTTCTAGTTGTATTTAATTATAATTTATTAATTAGTGGTAATGATACATTAATAGAGATTGTGCAAAACTATTACCTCTTTTCATTAATTTAAATTGTTTTTTGTTGTTTTTTTTTTCTGTTTCCCAAACTTTTTTAAAAAACTTATCGTTTATAATACAATAGTGTGTAAAATTTTTATTAGATAAAATACGAGGAATCCATGGAAGAATTTGATATATATCAAGTCGACGACTGGTTGCTGATTTTAAATCCATGATGAATTCCTCATGCCATAGAAATATTTTTACATAATCAAATATATAACGTGTTAATTCATCTGGAAGTTCTTGAATATGTTCTTCTAATGTTTTTTTTATTTTGTTTTTAGATAAAATAAATAATTTTTTTATATTATTTTCGTTAATATGATTATTACTAATATCAATAGGTGGTAATTTAACTTCATAATAATTATCTGAAATTAGTGGTGGACTCGGTAATACTAAAGTTTTCATTTTATTTTATTTTCTTTTTTATCAATTGAATTGATATTGATAAAAAAAATCATTTTTTTGTTTTATTTATTTAAATAGCTATTGCATTATTTTTTGAAAAACTTGGTTAAGCTTTGATTACCCTCTTTTTCATTGTTTGTTTCTCTTAAATATTTATCAAACAACAGTGCTTTTACTTCTTTGTTTCGTAATTGTTCTAATTTTGTTTCAAACTTTTCTTCATCGTCCAGATACATTTTTTTCAAATTATCTATTTCCTTTTTGAAATTGGCGAGTTTACTTTTTTTATTTTGCATTTCCCATATTTTTTCCAATACCAATGCAAATACTTGTTGGACTGGTTTCATAATTTGATTGGTAATATAAAATGAATAATCGATTTTTAAACGATTTTCTATAATGTAGGTAGGTGTTTCTATTTTATCTCCTTGAAGAGCCTTTTTATTGGGTTGATTAATGTATACAAAGGGAATTCTATCTCCTGAACCAGGCTTATTTCCTGGGTCTCTAGCAGTTATTCTATCAGCTAATACTTTATGAGCAATTGATTGTGGATTTTTATATCCTGAACGCAGAGATTTTGTAATTATTAATTTGTCGATTGGATATTTTTCTTCCACAATATTTTGTAAGCATGAATTCAAGAATTGAATGGCGGATGGAATATTTTGTTGTTTCATTAATATATCAATGATTCCACCATAAATATCTTTTACGATCGGCGCATTATCGCGTCTTTTTAAGACAATTCCCATTTCTTTGCGTTTACATTTATTTGGATCTGTTTCATATAACATACCGACATATCTCTTTTTTGAAAGTAGACAAAACGGCATAAATGTTTTCTCGTATTCTAAATCATGTGGACCCTTGAGAAAGCTCGAAGCTAAATATCCTGCTTCTTGAGCTAATTCAATTGTTATTTCAAGAGCTTCTTTACCTCTGATTGGTTTTCCTTCTGGTGTTTGCAGATTAAATGTAAAGAATACTGAATCAGTATTATGAACAATCATATTTCCAATACCTGCTGCAAAATGATGATTTTCAGTGGTTAAATCATATACATAACCTTCATATTGAATCTCCTCCTTTTTACGTAATTTACTATTAATATTTTTTTTATAATAATTTTGATCTGGCTTTATTAATATATAATCTTTTCTTTCAATAAATACACAATAACGATTGTATTGATAATCTAGAGTATAATTATAATTATTCTGTTTTAATAATTGACAGAAATATGCAGCATCTAACATAGTATCAAATACTCTGTATTTTTCGTTATCATTCAACACCAAATTATAGCATTCATAACAATTAATTGGATATTCTATATCATGATGCATTAAATGAAAACCAATTGGAACATATTTGGGTGATATTTCTATTCCAGAAGAAAGTAATAATGAATGATCGTCTGTTACATCGACTAAACCTGTATGTGTTGAAATACGGATCATTTTTTTATGAGGTGCAAGTTTATGTCGTATTATTCTATATAATTTTGTCCAACCTTTTTCTGTCCATGTTTCCAATTTTTCTAATTCACAAAATTCTTTTTCTTGTTTTCCCTTTTCAATACAAGAAACCCATTTATTTTGTCCATATTTTTTAGCTAAATCCTCAATTGTTAAAATATCAATCACTCGTTCATGATTTTCATTAAAAGTTGAAACATAAACAGGTGTGTAATTCGCAACACTATCACCATATATGTACTCCGCTTTTAATGAAAATCA